GATAAACTAATTGTTATTCTAGACTCAATCGGTAACTTAGCATCAAAGAAAGAAGTTGATGATGCACTTGAAGGTAAGTCTGTTGCAGACATGTCTCGTGCAAAACAAGTCAAGAGTTTGTTTCGTATGATTACTCCACACTTGAATCTAAAAGACATTCCGATGATTGTTGTGAATCACACATACAAAGAGATTGGTTTGTATCCTAAAGATATCGTTGGTGGTGGTACAGGTTCTTACTACTCTGCTGATAACATCTTCATCATTGGTCGCCAACAAGAAAAAGATGGTACAGAAGTCACAGGTTATAACTTCATCATCAATGTTGAGAAGTCTCGTTATGTGAGAGAGAAATCAAAGATACCAATTTCAGTTTCATTTGAAGGTGGTATTCAGAAATTCTCTGGTCTACTTGATGTTGCAATGGAAGGTAAGTTTGTTGCCAAACCAAGTCCTGGTTGGTATGCGAAAGTTAATCAATCAACTGGTGAGATTGGTGACAAAGTTAGATTCGATGTAACTCAAACCGAAGCATTTTGGAAAGACATTTTATCAAGTGAATCTTTCAAAGAATATGTGAGTAAAAAATATGAGATATCTTATGGAAGTATTCTCCAAACTGAAGAACTTGTTCATGCCGAAGCCGAAGACGCTTGAAGAAGGCGTAGACTTTAAATTCTTTGAAGCACCTGAATGGACTGGTGTTACAATCCTACAAGGTGACTTCAAAGGTGTAAAGTATCACTACGGGAAGACATGGATAACCGACCAAGATGTTCAGGCAAAATTATCGTATGAATATACTGTGGATTATCCAGGTGAACATTCATACGAATCATTGCAATCAAATGAAAAATTTGCTACAATGATGGGTGACATCCTTGTGCTGTTGCTTGAACAATATATTTTAAAGGAAGAAAATGCATCGGTTGGAACTTACGATTCTGAAGAATCTAATCTATAGTGAAGAATTTACAAGAAAAGTTCTGCCATTCCTAAAGCCAGAATACTTTGGCGACAATAATGAGAGAGTTGTATTCAAAGAAATATCTGAGTTTGTTAATGAATACAACAATCTTCCAACTCACGAATCTCTTGTAATAAACTTAACTGAGTCTAAGAAACTCAAAGAGGAAGAGGTTCGTTCTGCGATTGGTATTCTCGAAACAATCAAAACAAACAAAGATGAACCAACTGAAAAAGAATGGTTGGTAAAGACTACAGAAAAGTTCTGTCAAGATAAAGCAATCTACAATGCAGTTCTAGAAGCCGTTTCTGTTCTTGATGATAAGAGTGGCGCAAAAAACAAAGGTGCTATTCCAGAGATGCTTTCGACTGCACTTGGTGTTTCGTTTGACCCAAATGTTGGGCATGATTATCTTGAAAACTCTAATGAACGATTTGAATTCTATCATCGTAAAGAAGAACGAATTGCATTCGACCTAGACTTCTTCAACAAGATTACAAAAGGCGGTCTACCTAACAAGACTCTTAACATTGCACTTGCTGGTACTGGTGTTGGTAAGAGTTTGTTCATGTGCCATGTTGCATCTGGTTGTATCTCTGCTGGACAGAATGTTCTTTATATCACAATGGAGATGGCTGAAGAAAAGATTGCTGAGAGGATTGATGCAAATCTTTTGAATGTACCTATCAGTGATTTGGCATTGATTTCTAAGTCTGATTATGATAGAAGATTCTCTGCACTAAAGTCAAAGACTCAAGGCAAGTTAATCATCAAAGAATATCCAACTGCTGGCGCATCTGTTCTACATTTCAAAGCACTGCTGAATGAATTGAGATTGAAGAGAAATTTCAGCCCTGATATTATCTTCATTGACTATCTGAACATCTGTTGTTCTGCACGATTGAAACATGGTGCAAATGTGAATAGTTACTCATACATCAAAGCAATTGCAGAAGAGTTGCGTGGTCTTGCTGTTGAAGAGAATCTGCCGATTGTATCAGCTACACAAACAACAAGAAGTGGTTTCTCAAATACCGATCCAGGACTTGAAGATACTTCTGAATCGTTTGGTCTACCAGCGACTGCTGACTTCATGTTTGCTTTGATTTCTACTGAAGAACTTGAAGCCTTGAATCAGATTATGGTAAAGCAATTGAAGAATAGATATGCAGACCCAACAATGAACAAAAGATTCGTTGTTGGTGTTGACAAATCGAAGATGAGATTGTATGATGTTGAACAGTCTGCACAAGAAGATATCTCTGACTCAGGTCAGAATGCACCTGATAGACCACTGAACACATTTGGTAATCGTGAAGGTAAATTTAACAAAAAATTTGATGGGTTTAAAGTATGATAAACTGTGTAAGATATTATGATGATACACTTCCTAAAACCAAGTGTGATGAAATCATTAAAAGATTCGAATATGATACCGATAGGCACATGCAGACAGAGTTAGAAGGTCACCGATACTTCACTGAATTGAATATCTCAGCATATCCTGATTGGCAAGACATTCACAATATGCTTTTGGATGAGATGCAGAAGTATTTGAAAATTTACAAATATGACTTGAACCTTGATGATAAAGTCTGGCCAGAAGAACTTGCATGTGAACAGTTTCGAATGAAGAGATATCTGCCTAACTATAAAGATGAATTCAAACTTCATGTTGATGTGGGCAATGCCGCTTCCGCTCGTAGATTTCTCGTTTACTTCTGGTACTTGAATGATGTTGAAGTTGGTGGTGAGACTGCTTTTCAGTGGAATAGTGCTTCTGAAACGACCAGCACTGTTAAACCAGTCGCAGGCAGATTGCTTATGTTTCCTCCTATGTGGACATATCCTCACGCAGGTCTGAAACCTATAAGCGGACCTAAATATATCATTGGCGGTTATTTGCATTACACTTAGGAAACATATGAAAGTTGTAGAATTTGATTCGAGTAAAAATGAAAAAAAGACAAAGCAACATATGCTTGACATTTTAGAAGAAGTGAGAAAAAACATTGAAGATGGAACAATTAAAGAATATCTTGTAGCATCTATGGATTCAGATGCTGAGATAACTCTATATGGTCACACAAATGATTTTGTTGGTACAATCGGAATGCTTGAGACTGCCAAACATAACATGCTTATGGAGAAGATGTTAGGACCCGATTGATATAAATAAGCCATTACAATAACAACTTCATGGAGTTATAATGGCCGGAGCATCAGCAGAACGACAAGAGAATGGTGTCATACAGAAAATAAAAGACGCTGTGAAAAAAAATAAAGGTAATCCGATAACATTAAAAGCTGGTAAAACTACCCTTGAAAATGTTGTTGATGCAGAAAAATTTACTGGTAGACAAACTGGTGGTTCTGAACCTTACACAGATGTTGTGATTTATGTACTGAGAAAAGGAAAAACTGTGGGTATTAATTGCTCATTAAAGGGTGAATCTGCACCATCTCTAGCTGGTGGTGGATTAAAAGGATTAGAGTTAGCAGTTCCTGGAATTGCCAAGAAATTCATGGAGGCGGCTTTTAAAGAATTGAAGACTGTTAAGAAATTAAAAGCTGGAGATAAAGTTCCCGATGTATTTGGTAAAATATCACCAGCAAATAAAGTAAAAATTGTAGTTGGTAATAAATCTATGGGTGGTCCTATAGACTACATGTATATTGGTCCAATGACTGTTGGTGGAACTTATGATGCAAAGAAAAACATTCTTCCATTAAATGGTGAACTAACTGAGGCAGAAACATATGCAAAAACTCACAATTTATATTTTAGATTAAGAGCAAGAAGAGAAGACCAAAGATTTGATCCTGATGCAAAAGATAAAGATGGAACACCAAAAATTTATGGTGTCTCTCCATCAAGAGGTGATAGTGCTGGTAGAATAGTTGTAACAGATAAAGTAGCAACAACAGGTGTAATTGTTAATATATGAAATTCGCACAATTTTTAATCGAAGCAAAGAAAGAGGGTGCAAACCTTCACCTCGAACACCTTGAAGATGAAGTTCTGAATCGTGGTGTCGCTGGTACTAGAGATGCGATTAATTTTCTCCGTTCACTGCGTGATATGCTTGCTGGTCATTCAGAATCAAAAATCAATACCACAACAAAATGGGATGGTTCACCAGCAGTGTTCTGCGGTATCAATCCAGACAATGGTAAGTTTTTTGTTGGCACTAAAGGTGTCTTCAATGCAAATGCGAAGTTGAATTATACCGATGCCGATATTGATACTAACCATAGTGGTGAAGGTCTTAATGCAAAGTTAAAAGTTGCACTAAGATATCTTCCAAAACTTGGTATCAAAGGTGTCTTGCAAGGTGACATGATGTTCTCTAAAGGTGATGTGAAGACTCAGACAATTGATGGTGTTGAGTATATCACATTTCAACCAAACACACTAATCTATGCAGTTCCATCAGAATCAAAGTTAGCAAAGACAATGCTTGCCGCACAGATGGGTATTGTATTTCACACTTCATACACTGGTAAAACTTTCTCAGATATGAAGGCATCATTTAATATCGATATCAAGAATCTGACAACAACGAAAGATGTTTGGTTCCGTGATGCATATTTCACTGATGCATCAGGCACTGCAACATTCACAAAAGAAGAGACAGTAGAAATCACAGGTATTCTTGCTGATGCAGGAAGACTCTTCAATCAAATCAATGCAAAAACATTGAATGAGATTGCTACAAGTGAGACTATAAAAGTTCAAATCAAAACATTCAACAATACAAAAGTTCGTTCAGGTGAAGCTATTAAGAACACTACTGCACACACTGCCGAATTGATTCGTTATGTTGAAGAGAAATTGAACAAGGCTATCAAAGAAGTTAAGATGGCAGAGACTATAAAGAAAAGAATCGCAGAGAAGAATGAAATCATGCGATTCTATCGTTCAAATGCAACTAACTTAAAACTCATTTTTGATTTGCAGAATTTACTTGTTGAAGCAAAGAACATGACCATTAAGAAGTTGCAACAAATGAAACAAGTCACAAGTACATTTGTACAAACTGAAGACGGTTTCAAAATTACAAATCCAGAAGGTTTTGTTGCAGTAGATAAACTAAAAGGCAATGCTGTGAAATTAGTTGATAGGCTTGAATTCAGTCATCTAAACTTTACTGCACAGAAAGCATGGAGTAAATGATGGCAACAAAATATGATATTAATGCTATTCTAAATGAATACAGTGATGATGATTTTGGATTCTCTGCCGTATCTGAAGAAGAATACAATGCGGTAATTGCAGAGAAAGATGAGACTGTTGAAGAATACAAAGCAAGACTTCAACAAGTTGAAAAACTTATTATGCCGTTCTTAACAAATCTTTTAAAGACTGCTGACAAGCCATATATCAATTGGCCTAATCGTAGACCAATTCTTGAGTCACAAATTCAAAAGATTCTAACACTTACAAGAGGCTAAATGTTAAAATTCTCTGAACATATTATTAAGGTGGGTGACAAATACCGATTAGTCTCTAAATCAAAAAGTAAGAATTTAGGAACATATGATTCAAAAGCTGGTGCCGAAAAGAGAGAAAGACAAGTTCAATATTTTAAACATCTAGGCGAACAAGAGTTTGTTTCAAAAGCTGGTGCTGGTGAAGAAGGTAGACCTGAGTTAGTAAAGAAATATAAGAAAGACACTCCTGGTCAAACAGTCAAAGAAGATGCTGAACAATGTACTCTATATACATCACAGCAATTGAAAGACTTAGAAACTTTTGCCGATAGACTTCTTAAAAAATATCAAGTAGACATTCAATTCACAAAACATTTTGCTGAACGAATGAGTGATTCGAGAAATGTTCCTTGTATTAAGATTACCGAGTTGCAACAGTTCTTCAAAAAGATTGAGAAGAACAAAGCGGCTAAGATTAAAGCACATGGTGATGGGCAAGCAGTATTGGTAGACTTGCAAAAAGACTTGAATCTTCCTGTAGTTATTGATATAATGGGTGATTCGTTTGAAGTTAGAATGAAGACTATCATGCGAAAGAAAGATTTTAAAACAAGTGACGATAAAATTGCTGTAGAGTCATTTTTAGGATTTATAGATAAGTAATTAAACAAGTGAGGTTGTTATGCAAGATGTGGTTGTTGGTGCTATCACCAATTATGATTTCGACAAAATAAAGTATTGGGTAAATTCTCTTGACACCTGCGGGTTCACAGGCAAGAAAGTTATGCTTTGCTACAATATCTCTTTTGATGTTGTAGAAGAATTGACCAAAAGAGGTTATGTAATCATTGCTTTCACTCGCAATGATGAATTGAAAAGATTCGAGTACCGTGAAGAGTTCAACATCATGCTTGAACGATTCATGCATCTATGGTACTTTATGAGTCAACTAGAAGACCGTGCAGAATATCGCTATCTAATAGCAACCGATGTTCGTGATGTTGTCTTTCAAAGAAATCCATCAGAGTGGTTAGAAAAGAATATGGGCGACAAGACTATCAATGTCGCTTGTGAATCTATTCGTTACAGAGATGAGGCATGGGGTAAGAACAACCTCATTCAATCTTTTGGTCCATTAATCTACGAAGCAAACAAAAACAATCTCATCTACAATGCAGGAACTGTATCAGGTAGATTTGATACAATGATTGATTTGTTTTTGAATCTGTTCATGTCATGTTCAGGTTCACCACAGAATGTTCCTGGCGGTGGTGGTCCAGACCAAGCCGCATTGAATGTTCTGCTACACACAAAAACATATCGTGATGTAACTAGGTTTACAAATTCTGAAGAAGGATGGGCAGCCCAATTGGGAACAACTGCTGACCCAAGTAAGATTGAAGAATTCAGACCACATCTTTTTGAGCCTACTCCAATTATGAAAGATGATGTAGTGTGTACCAGTACAGGTGAACCATTCTATCTTGTGCATCAGTATGACCGTGTTCCCGAATGGCGAAAAATTATTGAGAAAAAATATGGCTAAGTTATTATATGTTGTGCATCGTTATGCACCTTTTCCCGGCGGCTCAGAAAACTATGTTCGAGATATGGCAGAAGAAACTCTATCTCGTGGGCATGAAGTGTGGGTTCTAGCAGGTGAACATCAAGGTGACTTGAATGGTGTTAAAGTTAGCAGTGATGCACAGATTCTAAATGAAACATGGGATTTGATTGTTGTTCATGGTGGTGATGTGAATGTTCAGAATTTTGTTTTATCAAATGCATCAAAAATAAAATCACCTATTCTCTATCAATTAATTCTACCATCTGAATCGCCAACATGTTTGAAAGCATTACAAGAGTGTAAGTATCTTGGATGCTCAACTACAGCAGATTGGAAACACATTAGAAAACACAATATACTCAGAAAAGGTATTGCTGTTCGACATGGCATTGATGAGAAGATTTCTATCGGTATGCAAGGCTTTCGTGAGAAGTATGGTATCAAAACTAAGAACATGTTTCTATCATGCGGTGGTTACTGGCCAAACAAAGCAATGCATGAATTAGTTGAAGTGTTCAACAATGCACAAGTTCCTGATACAACTCTCGTTCTAACTGGTTATGATAATCGTCATGGACTAATGCCAAATGAATCAGAGTTTGTCAAACCATTTCTAATCGATTCTCGTGCAGATGTTATGTCTGCAATTCGTGAAGCAGACATGTATATTCTACATTCACACTCAGAAGGCTTTGGTTTAGTTCTTCTTGAATCAATGTTGAATAAAACACAATGGGTTGCTCGTAACATTGCTGGCGCTGAGACAATGAAAGACTTTGGTATGGTGTATGACACTGATGAACAATTGGTAAACATTCTTAAAACATTCAAAAGCGACAAAGAATTGATTGACAAATCCTATGAATATGTTACACTCAATAGATTGATTGGGAACACAGTCGATGATATTTTGAGGTGCGTATGAATTTTACTTTCGGTATAACAACAGACTACAAAAATGAACAGAGACTGAATGAAGTCTGTGAGTCTATTGCCGCACTCAATATACCTAACTATGAAATTTTAATTATCGGACAAGGTCTTTTTAACGATACTGCTAATGCTAAACATATCTTCTTTGATGAGACTGTAAAAGAGAAGTGGGTTACTCGTAAGAAAAACATTCTTGCACAGGAAGCTAAGTACGACAATGTTGTAATTTTTCACGACTACTATACTTTCGACAAAGACTGGTATACAAACTTTGTAGCATTCGGTGAAGATTGGGATGTGTGTTCTAATGCACAACAGTTGATTACTGGTAAGAGACATTTCACTGATTGGGTTTGCTGGGATTCTCGTATCTTTCCTCGCTACACATCATTGAGATATGATGATTGGGGTCATACTAAATTCATGTATCAATCAGGTGGTTACATGATTGTGAAAAAAGATTTTATGAAGAAATGTCCAATGAATGAAGAAATGACATGGGGTAGTGCTGAAGATGTTGAGTGGTCTCTTCGCATGAGAGAGATTGCTAATTGGAAGTGTAATGGTGCAAGTATAGTAAAACATAATAAGGTTCATCGTGATGCAGAATAAACTTGTAATTTTTGATTTAGATGGTGTGTTAATTGATTCGAGAGAGTTGCACTATGATGCATTGAATGATGCACTTGCTAAGATTGGTCAAGAGTTTGTAATTACTCGTGAAGAACATCTAAGCACATACGATGGATTAAACACCACAAGAAAACTTGAGATGCTATCTGAACGAAAAGGTTTAGACAGAAAATATTTCAATCAAATTTGGGAAGATAAGCAGATAGCAACATTTGATTTGCTAAGAAAACTTCCAAAGAATCATACAGCGAGATATCTGATTGCTCAATTGAAAATGAAAGGTTGGAAGATTGCAGTTGCATCTAACAGCATTCGTGAAACTGTTCGCATTGCACTTGATACAATTGGCATCTTAGGTGAAATTGATTACATTGTCAGTAATCAAGATGTTCGATTTGCAAAACCATTTCCAGAAATGTACTGGCGTTGTATGATTGGGTTGAATGCATTACCTAAGAATACAATCATCATTGAAGACAGCCACATAGGGCGACAAGGTGCAATCGACTCTGGTGCTATTTTATATCCAGTTGAGAATGCCAGTGACTTGAATGCATTAAAATTTATGCAAAGAGTCGAAGAGTTTGAAAATGAACAACAGAAGACAAACATTCCTTGGCGTGACAAAAAACTGAATGTCTTAATCCCAATGGCTGGCGCAGGTTCAAGATTTGCACAAGCAGGATATACATTCCCTAAACCACTGATTGAAGTTCGTGGTAAACCAATGATTCAAGTTGTTGTTGAGAATTTGAACATTGAAGCCAACTACATCTTTCTAGTTCAGAAAGAACACTATGAGAAATACAATCTTAAATACATGCTTAACTTGATTGCACCAAACTGTACAATCGTTCAAGTTGATGGTATGACAGAAGGTGCCGCTTGCACCACACTTCTTGCACAAGAATTTATCAACAATGATGAACCACTCATCATGGCAAACTCTGACCAGTTTGTCGAATGGAATTCAAACGAATGCATGTATGCTTTCAAAGCAGATAACATCGATGGTGGCATTCTGACATTCGAAGCTACACATCCTAAATGGTCATATGCTAAACTAGATGACAATGGATTTGTTTCAGAAGTTGCAGAGAAGAAAGTAATTTCTAATCAAGCAACAGTTGGTGTTTACTATTGGAACAAAGGTTCTGATTATGTCAAGTATGCTAGACAAATGATTCATAAAGACATTAGAACAAATGGCGAGTTTTATGTCTGCCCAGTATTCAATGAGGCAATTGGTGATGGTAAGAAGATTCGTGTTAAACAAATCCAAAAGATGTGGGGTATTGGTACACCAGAGGACTTGAATTACTTTTTAGATAATTACAAGTAATGCATATCACTATTGAAGTTGGTGCGAACATCGGTTCAGACACAGAAGGTTTTGCAGGACAAGGTATCGTCTATGCATTTGAACCTGAGCCTAATCTGTTTCAAAAATTGAGAGCAAAGTTTGGCAGTAATTCAAATGTCAAATTGTATGAGTATGCTGTAGATGTTAGCGAAGAGAATAGAACATTTCATTCATCTAATATTGAAAATGGTATTGGTAGTCTCTATGATTTGCATCCTGAATTGATTAACAGTGATGCTGGTATCTATCAATGCTATAGAGAAGGATTTCACAATACATATGAAGTCAAATGCATTCGTATGGATACATTCATCGAACAAGAAAGTATTGAGAAGATAGATATGTTATGGATTGATGCACAAGGAAATGACTTTAATGTTCTGAAGTCATTTGGAGATAAGATAAGTATTGTGCAAGCAGGTCGTTGTGAGTGTACGAATAAAGTACCTCTTTACGAAGGTATTAATAATCACTATGAAGATGTGAAGTCTTGGTTACAAGATAAAGGATTTCAAGTCGAAGAAGATTATTGGCATGCCCACGACACAGAAGTAGATTTGAAATTTTGGAGATAATTATGCAAGTTTGGATTTTAACATTTAATAGACCACAGGCACTGAACAGACAGATTAACACCTTCGGTGCATCTACTGCTCACGACATTCATATATTTTCTAATCATCCTGAAGTTAGGTTGACCGAAGAAAATGCAAAGCGTGTTAAGAGTGTCACTTACAACACTCTATCAGACCCTGAGGCTAATTCATATTGTGCTAGGTCTTGGAACAACATCTTCATTAAAGCATTCAAAGATAATGATGATGCAATGTTTGTTCAAGATGATACCGCTATTCATCCTAACATTTCAAACCTGATTCGCAGAGATTGTGATAAGTATGATTTGATTTGGGGACCTGCTGGTGATACATTCTTTTACATGAAGAAGAAAGTCTTGGCTACAGTGGGTTGGTTCGATGAAAGATATCTTGGTTGCTACTGTGGCGATGCAGACTTTCTAAAAAGATGTTTCATGTTCTATGATAAATCTAAATTGTCTATTGCAGAAACTCACGATTGGGGTTTTGTTCACAATGATATTGGTATCAGAAGTCTAATCGCTACTGACATTGGTTCTAAAGCAATTGATGAAACATATGTAAATCAACATCACGAAATTGAAAACATCACTGGTGTTAATACAAATTATATTCTCAACCATTCTCAAGGACACTTTAAAGCAAAGTGGCAGACTCCTGGCAACGGAATAAATGGTATCGGTCCGATTACCAATTATATGACGCCGCCAGCATTCCCTGAGATTGATTGGTATCCATGGTTCACAACAAAATATTTGAGAGGTTAATATGAAAGAAGAAGAGTTTTTACAAAATCAATCCAACTTTTGGAATCACATTTCTGGTGGTTGGTCATTACAGAATAAGAATCCTGTAGTTGGATGGTATCACGAACATCAAGCATTCAAAGAATATGAGACTGAGTTGTTCAGAGGTCTTGATACAAAAGGCAAATTAGCATTTGAATATGGTTGCGGTCCTGGTCGTAACATGATTCGATTCAAAGATTGGTTCGATAGAGTCGATGGTTGCGATATTGCACCTGACTGTATTGATAAAGCAAAAATCAATCTTGAGGATGCTGGTATTGCAATCCCAAATCTTTGGGCTAATGATGGTAAATCTATTCCAATGATTGCAGATGAAACATATGATGTTATCTTCAGTGTTATCTGTATGCAACATATCACATCA